ATAGTTAAGGCTGTCCTACGGACACCTAGAGCTATCTGCGTATTCAGAGTACATAGCCTTCAATGCCAGCTATTTTTCCACTATAGTAGCTGTACTTAGGAGACCAATTTAATGTCCAATAAGTTTCTTGATATTCCACTACTATAACATCTTCATCCAAACCAAACTCATTAGTGCCATAACCATTAAACTGCACTTGGAAGTCAGAGATAGAAGGGTTAAGAGTGTGAAAGTAGTCTGTTCCACTAAACATTATGCGAAGTCCTCCAAGAGTACATAGAGAGTGTTATAAGGGTTAGGTCTTTTCTTTGCCTCATCGATATAGTCTTTAGCAACGACTACGACAGGACTAACAGGGGCTTCGAAGAAACCGCTTGTTCTGACTGCATTCCATCTAAACATAGAAAAGCTTCTTTGGCTCATTTTTCTATTATAGTTGTCCAAGAGAGCCTCTCTTGAGTCACAGAGGAATATATCTAGGTTAGGGTTCTTCCAAGCCTCTTGGATTAGCTCATCAGTAAACTCATCCAAGCCGTAGACAGCTAATACACCCAAGTCAGCATATCGTTTTAAGTAAGCCTGTTTAGCGTCCTTTGGTCTTGGTTTAAGTTTAATCTTTTTTGCCTTTGGGGGTTCTGCAAACTGTTTAAGTTTAGGTCGTCCCTTTTTCTTCTTCAGAGTATCAGTCATTGTTTAGTTCCTTTTGTAGCTCTTCATAGCCACCATTGAACTCAAATATAGCGGGGACTGTTTTTATATTCATTGACTTAAGAAGCTTTAAGCTTTGCTCTGTTAGCTCCTCATAGATATAGTAGCATCCTGAGTCCTCTAACAGAGCCTTAGCTTTATCGCAACTTGGGCAATCTTGCTTCCCAATTACGTAATACAAGTTATTACCCTTCTTTTTCCGAATCAACTGATTGTTCAACTTGAGGGTTTTCGGTTACTGGCTCAACGGATTGGTTAAACCACCAAATACCACCCCATATTAAAAGTACAACAAATAGAACAGAGGTTGCGCCTACTGTCCAAGTTTTTCTATTCATATCCATCATCGTTATTTTCCTCTTCTTCGTTGTTAAAAACAAGGCCTGTTTCGAAGCCTAAAGCAAACATTTCGTATAGCATGTCGTCTATAGACATTGTACTATCCAGCTCATAGTCTGACATAAGGTCATCAAACTTATCCTGTGTAACTTCATATAGTTGTTCTTCTAAGCTAGTCATTTTTCAAACCTTTCTTATCACTTTTTCTGGTATAAGTCTCGTTAACTAATCGCAGTATATCACCACGACAAAGACCAATGTCATTAAGTTCATCATCAGTCATACTTGCTAGTTCTTTATAGGTTCTTCTCTGAACAGAGTCCCAAATACCTAGCTTATTCAATACTTCTCTAAAAGTCATTTAGTTTTCCATCTATTTGATAGTTGCGGCTGTCCCTTCGGGACACCTAGAGCTATCTGCTTAATAGTTATTCTTAACAGAGTCTAGTGCTGTTTCCAATAGTGAAATCATTGTATCGATATTGTCAGAGGTACAAGACACTTCGAGTGTGTTGTCTTTTATACCAATGACCATACCAACCTCGAAGGAGGACTCAATAGACTCCATAACGAATTCAGAAGCAATACATTCAGAATCTAAGAGGGAATCCCCAAATAGCGCTTCAATTTCCTTATGCGTTTGTGATTCCTTATCCTTACGATAATCAGCAAGGCTAACAATCTCTTTAAGCTGCTCCATTCCTTTCATTAAACAAGTCCTAGAATCATTAAAATAACATATACTTGAATAAACACAACAGCAAAGTGTACTGCTAGTCCAAAGAGTATACCGAAGGAATATCCCAAGGTAATTCCAATCATCTCTCCAAGTTTCTCAGGTGTCATAATAGTTCCTTTCTAAACGTTAGGGAATTGTTGAAGACAGGTATTATAGATAAGCATACCCACGTCTTCAGGGCTAGCCCCGCTTTCAACCAAGCTATTAACAAAGAATACTTGATTAATGGCGAGTTCAAATGGTATTTGTGGGAACTGGTTCACCCACTGTATAGCCAACATTTGAGCAGGCACATAGTCCACACTCTCAGCTATATATGAATACCAAGAGCTAATGTTCTTACATTTATCCAACTCTTCCGCAGACTGTGATAAAGCGGGGGTTACGTAAGCGACAGTTACAAACGCTGTAATAACAACAATAAGTAAAGTAATTACTAACCTATTAAAATAGTTCATCGTGTCAACTCCATCTTTTCAATTGTCTCTAGAGCAAACTTAACAGCCGCAATCCCTCCACAGAAGTGGGCGGTATCAACCCAATTAAGCTTCTCATCCCGTCCAGAATACTCTAAGATATAACCATTATCAAAGAACTTAATAACAACAGAGTTAAACTCTGTCATAGTTTTAGGAAAGAAAGAGGGTCGAATTGTGTCCTCTATTGTTGTGTTTCCTTCTGAGATAGAGCCATCCATAATTGTGTTAATAGCTGATAACAGAGCAGGAAGTTCTGCAAAGAAGTACTTACGTGTGCTACGAGAGAAGTCTTCTTCTGAATCAGGAGTATCTCCGCTGTATTCTATTGTGTATCCATTTGATATAAAGGTTACAATTGCTTCTTCTACTTCATCTAATAATGTTATCTGTGACATTAATTTTCCTCTTTGATTTTTAATACTTTTAATATACCGAGCGATATTCTGTAGTTTATCGCTTGTATTCCGTCTTTCTTAGTCCACTTAGCGTAAGTCATCTGAGTAATACCATCTGTTAGGATAGTAGTGGGTTTCATATCTCACAACCACCTGCTGCTGAACAAGCTAAAGTTTGGCTACCCTCAGTATTATCTGAATCCTCATACTGTTCTAATAAGTTAAAGTCAACTTTAGGCATAGCATGTACCGCCTTAATGTATTCTTGTTCTGTACAAGGTGTATAAGGAGCCTGGGCATAGGTATGCTCAGAGTAAGGCAGAAAGGATACTCCTGTTAGGTAAGAGAAGTTCTCGTATACCCAAGCACCTACTTCCATCCATTCTTCTTCCTTCACATACACAGTGACAGAGACAGAATGTTCTGACCAGTACTGTTGGAAAGTTTTCCAATTCTCTAACTGTTGAATAGCTCCTTGCTCATTAGCCAACACCGCCCCTTTAGGCGACTTTATTGGAAAATAGAAAACAGTTGTTTTAGCTGGATTCATAACGTCTTCTTCGTTAGGAACCCCTTGGTCTTTCAAGAAGGTTGTTAGTGGGTCATTGTTAGCCTGTCGTACTGCTCGTATGTAGTATTCAGAGAAACGACCATGTATTCCAGAAGCACTATCTACGAGTTGTGATACGGTTCCTGACGGCTTGATTGTTGTAATAGCGGTAGCCGCGTTAATACCAAGAATGTTTGAATAATGCTCATTGATTCTCTGTGCCTCACATTTAAGGGTTGATAGTAAGTCTGCTTTTGGTTTCTGTAGTAGTTCACAGTCTTGGATACCTGTTAAAGATACACCCAAGAGGGCTTCCTCCTCACAGTTCTTATGCCATACCTTACGAACATACTTAAAGTCTGTTAAGGAAGCCTGCAGAGTACCTAGTATAGTGGCTAGTTTAACCTTACGTAGTAAGTCCTTTTCTGTGTCACCCTGACGAGCGACTACTTCTGTTAAGTTACATAGTTGTCCACTACGTAGCTGTATTTCTGCGCCTCACACATTCCCTTTAGTTGCAGTAAGGAACGTGCGCTGGACTGTCGCATCTGACTAGTTGTTTTCTGTTTGCATTTATTTTATACTAGTCAGCACCCTCGCTCAGTCTCTCACGCTGGCTTTACCCTTGCGCCCTGTAGTGCCTGCAAGCACGTCCAAGTCAATAAGAGGGTGTTTTAAATCCGCACGTTTTAAATAGTGGCTAACGGATTGCAACCTACAATTAATTCTCCTTCACGCCTATCAGGTGCCATAGCTCTTGCACCGCCCCTGTTATAGATGCCACGCTCACCAGAACCTGACTTCATTAGGGCTACCCATTCATCCATGAATACAGCCATAGAGGGCTTAGCGTCATAGACAGCGGAGTTATTAGCCAAAGCACGATGTGCGGCAGTTTCCCACCAACGACCTGACTTACAATCTCTCACTTCAGGGTCTCCCAAATCGCTTAAGCTAATTAAGGCAGAACGTCTAACTCCTCCAACAACAACAACTTCAGCAATCTTGCATACAATGTCGTGTACTTCAAGAGAAGTAAGCTTACGACCAGCAGCCAGTTTAAACTTCATTGTTACAAAAGCAAAGAGTTCCTTAAGGGGTTCTGGACCAGAAGCACGACCACCCATAGTCTTTAGTCTAGCACCTTCTGGACGTATTTTAGAGTAGTCCCAGTTATGTTCATTACCTAAGTACAACTCAGCAATAAGCTTACGTAGACCTTTAGCCCATCCTTCAGCACTATCCTCAATAGAGATAACACGGTCTGTTATATTAAAGTTATCATTAATAATAGGCAGTTTATTTACGTATTTGCTTTCAGCGGAGAACCCGACACCTGTACCTGCCATAAGGATATACAGTATTTCGTCAAAACACCTAATATGGTCAACAGCTGTAAAACTACAGTTATAGCCTCTAAAGTTATTTTGTTCAAGAGCCTTACCAGCGCTCCACATTGCTCTCATTGAAGGCATTACTTCGTGATTATAGATAGCATCGTTTAACTCTTGAAACTCTGCATCGCTAATAATATTGTTATTGACTCGTTCTTTCCAGAAACTAATAACCCTTTCTACTGTCTCGCTCCAAGTTTCACGACGACCTAAGTCCTCTAAAAATCTTGCATATCTAGATTTGTGAATAAAAGTTTTATAGTTGTCCATAGAAAGTTACTCCTGATTTGTAGAACGTTTACGCTTTGCCCTTAAAGGCGCAAAATCGGGAGCTTCTGTTTCAGAGGAATCTTCTGTTACTACACTACCCTCCAACACTTTAACGTTTTTAGAGACTTCTTCTTCTTTGTGGTTATCTTCCCACATATCGAGAAGAGATGCTTTCGTGTCGTCATCCATACTTGATGCTTTTAAGAAAACTTCAAGGTGTTCTTTGTTTTTAATGACCTTCATAACAAAGTTATTAAAATAGTCAGAAACGTTATTTTTCATGTTTATCTCCTAGTGATAAAGTTTTTTGTGTTCTTCTCGTTTAAGGACCGTATTAGCCCAGAAGTATATTTCATTTTTACCCTTTTCAGGCATAGCAGCAAACTCACCAACAAAATGTTCAAGAAACTCTTCTATCTCAGGGGCAAGTTTCTTATCCTCTGTTTTTGGTCTGTTGCTTAGAAGCTGCAAGAGTATAGAAGTCAGCACTCCATTAACTTCTGCTTCTCTGCTCATGTCTTCGTCTTCGTCTTCTTCCATCATAGTTTCATTACCTCCTCATCAAACGCTTCAGCTTGTCTTAAACGCCCTGTATCATACTCATAAAATATAGGTCCAGTTGGGCCTGTTAAACCTGTATAACGGCACTTAAGAACTTTAGTACTTATTGTATTTCTCTCATTAGAGTTCTCAGCAGAGACGTTACGAGCAAAAGCAATAATATCACAGGAAATCTGTTTAATAGAGCCAGAACCCCTAATATCATCCATTGCGGGTAGCTTACCATCTTCAAAGCTTCTACCCTCACCAGTCTTACGTAGGTGAGAAATAAGGCCAATCCACACGTTATGCTTCTTAGCGACCTTTAACAGCTGATTCATTATAAGGTCTGTAGCTTCATTACCTGTAAGACCTTCAGCCCCCTCAGAGGCAAGAATAGTGATGTGGTCTATAAAGAGATACTTAGCTCCTGACAGACACATATATTCCAGATAATCGATGATAGAGCCATCAGAGATAGAGCCTTGATGATCAAGCACCTGCACTCTGTTAGTTCTAAACACCTTGTCAAAGCCTACCTTAAGCTCGTCAATAGGTATTTCTTCAGCAGCGGGGTTCCTGTTAAGGGCCATACCTGCCATCTTCCTAGCGGTCTCTGCTGGTGATTCCTCTAAAGAGATAACACCAACTTTATCCTCTGTTGTTTCAATTAAGTGTAAGGCTATTTCTCTTAGCAAGGTAGACTTACCAGAGCCAGTACCAGAAGTCCAGAGAGTTATCTCCCCGAATCTCATTCCTTTGAGCTTATCGTTCAGACCCGCCATACAAGGAGGGTAAGGAACAGACTCAATCTTATTGTAGTCTTCCAGTTGTTCCCACAGGTCATCCGCTGTTAAGATGCCTGCTGGTGTGTAGGGGATAGAGTCATAAACAGTCTTTAAGACCTTAGTGGGGTCCTTAACCCATAACTCTGATGCATCCTTCTCTGCTGACTTAGCAAGTTTAACCTTATCATAGCCGATAATACGAGCAGCCTCTTGGGATGCTTTCCTACCAGCTTCATCGTTATCAAACCAGACAATTACCTCGTCAAAGTTACGTATCCACTCTCGTTCCTCAATTAAGTCTTTAATAGAAGAAGCACTACGGATAGATACAACAGGGTAGAAGGTTTTGTACTTGTTATACCAAGCTGCCTGAACAGCCATACAGTCTAGCTCACCTTCCGTGATTACTAATCTCTTACCGCCTGAATAAAGGTTCTGACCGAAGAGGCCCCCACGAACCTTCCCTACGCTAGAGAATTCTTTTGGTAGTTTTCGTACTTTATATCCTGAAAGTACATCCTCCATATAGTATGGATAATAATGGGCAGCAATGCCTCCATCACTATCATAAGAAACCTTAACGCCATAATGTTCACTCACTTGTTTAAATATATTTCTCTCTTTAAATCCTCGACAAGGATACTCAGAGATTTCTTCCAGCTGGTTATCTTTGTTCATAGTCTGAAAAGACACCTCCTCGAATACTTCTTGATTACTTGAAGGAAAGTAAGAGGAACAGCTAAAGCAGTACCCCGAACCATCCTCATAGACTTGTTTTGGATCAGAACCCCCACACTTCTCGCAGGGTTGGTCTTTCTGGACGATGTTGCCCACAATATTTCTCCTTCAGAAGCAGTACTTCCTGCTGATGACTTAATTTTCTAAACCTTTTATTATACGCTCTCTTTAACTTTTTTCTTTCTCCAGGTCTCCAAGTAAGATATTTCTTTGCCTTGGTCAGAGCGTCTTGCTCATCACCGCTGATAAAGGGAATTCTTCTCATTTTGTAACTCCTGTATTAGTTCAGTAACGTAAAGGTAAGGTAAGCCTCCTCAACAGAAGGTTTAACAAACAAGTTACCCTCATAGACAGAAATGAGTGTCATCCCATTCTTTTCCATTGCAAAGGGTTCTCCTTCATACCCTGGCGAGTTAAATAAAGACTCCTCTGTTATAACCCTAATGTCCATTCTATACTCTTTAATCATAGCTTCTCTTAGAGTTAAGGCATTAGAATAACTGTCTTCACCTACTATAATAATTAACTCAGATAACTCTCCCTTGCATAAATAGCTCCAAGCTTCTAAGATTGATTCTTTGATATTGTTTAACATAATACGCTCCTGTTGGGTTATTTGTATCTTCTCTTTATTTCTTTAGCATAGTCTCTTGTTCTATCAGTGGGTGTCTCCTTTGGAACAAACCTTATAGCTGCTATCTGTCTATTGTAAGACTTAGGCACTCCTTTGTCACAATGCCAGATCATAGAATCCGTTAACATTTGCAGAAAAGCTTCACTATAGTACAAACCTCCTTTAGTTTGGTAAAGGTCTATTATTTCAAACTCAAACTTATCAGCACCTATCTGTTTAATGTCATTCTTAACATGAACAGAGGAGCCTTGGTAAGTCCTCCAAGCCATTTCTTTCCCGTAAGTTCTTGATTTCTTTTTGCCACCGTGAAAGAACTGCTTTTTACCTAAGTAAAATCGTTTATGTTCTTTATTGTGTATGCAGTATAAGAAACCAAAGTGTTCAGAGGGGTTAAAGGGCTTGTAAGAAGACCAGTGGCCTGTGTTATTCTTTGATGGCATCATCATAAAACTCACGAGTAATCTTGAAGTAGTCATCAATATAACGCCATATGTGTATAAGTCGTGAATTGCTTATAAGGTGGCTATAGCCGTGTTCTTGATAAGAATCCTTGTAAGCTACACAAACAGCAGATTGCAACTCTTTACGAGTAAAGGCATTTTCAAGTAGCTTCTTAGCCTTTACAGGTCCACACCTATAGATACCTGGAATGTTATCTGTACTGTCTCCTGTTAGTATTTGCTCCCAGTAAAAACGCTCTGCATAGTTATCAGAGATGTTAAGAATCTGCCTAGTACGAGGATTGTAGTGAGGACCTACTATACAATTCAAGTCTTTATCAACAGAACAAACAATAAAGTCAATGTTTGAATCTTTACACTGTGTAGCCCATACACGAACCATATCATCTGCTTCACAATTGTCTGAAAGAATAGAACCTGGGTAGTTGTCTATAATCCAAGACTTTAAATCACCAAACCAGCTAGGTCTTGAGTCTTTAACTTTCTTTCTGTTTCCTTTATAATCAGGAAAAATATCAAGTCTAAAGTTATCAGGTCCACCTAAAGCCATAACGTAGTCTGTAGCAAACATAGACTCCATAGCGTCATCAAAGACTTCTTTAAACTTCTCTTGTCCTTCTTCTATAGTAACACATCCCCACATTGATTGATAAAGAAGAACATCACCATCTATAATAGCTATTGTCATAATAGCTCCTTTCTAATACTTAGGGTCTTCATATAGGGGACCCGTAAGGAACCCCCAGGGAGGATGCCCTACGGTCATTATCGTACCCTATTTTTTCCATTACTTTTCAATAAGATGAGTCTGAAGAGATCTGACAAACTTCCACTCCGTGTTTAACACAGTAAGGTACCCAGTGGCTAACAATAGACTGCCAGTCAGGTAGCTCACTAGGGTCTCTAGTAATCCAGATCAGGTCGTGTTCTTCATCATCGAAGACCACCTCAAAGTTAGAAGACTCCTCTAACTCACCATAACAGAACACTTCCCAGTTTTCATTCACCTTTATAACTGTTTTATTTTTTTCCATTTAAAGCTCTCTCTTCCAACTTATGAATGTTAGAGTTCATTATCTGGCCAAGGCTAATACCTCTAGCCTCTGCCATAACCGTGATATACCAGAGCATGTCTCCAAGTTCATAGAGACACTCTAAGTAGCTACCTTCTGTGAATGCCTCCTCAAGTTCTTTTGCTTCCTCAAGCATACCCTCTTGGAGTTGATGGCGGTTCCTATGCTCTTCAGTAAGGAACTGCAAAGCAATCTTTTCATAGATCTCCGATTTCATTTAGAATCTCCCATGTCTAAACCAAAGACTTCCTTCCAGTATAGCTTAACCATCTCGCTAGTATCAAGAAGAGGCTTTTCATAGGTTATGGACCAAGCCATGATTTCACCCATCATACGGCGTTCAAATTCAGTCCTACCTCGCAGTTCAGGTTCGGCATTGTCAGAAGGTACATCACGAGCACGAGCAACACAATGGCGAAGGTTGTGAAGGCTATCAATAACATCGGTTTCAGCATCTCTAACTTCCTTGTTTTCAATAAGATCAACGTCAGCTACAGTGTCAACAATGTCGATGATTTGATCAGCAATGTCGATTAACTGGTTATCAACAGAAGTTTTCATATTGTTTTTTCCTCTATTACATTTATCACAATCACAATACTCACTCATCCGCACCCACTTTAAAGAGTATACGCTTGGGTATACATGGTTGCCTTCGGTATCTGTTACTCTTCCTGTAGAACCAGGGTGTTGAGGAGGTTGACCGCCTCTCAGCACAGACTCGTTTCCACGAAAGTCCACTATCTCGTCTCCTTTATTAACTGGTTCACCTGTTACTTTGCTAACTAACTTCCATCCATTACTCATAAACATATCTTCTCCTTTGAGTTGTCGGTTATCCCAACCATTCCGCATCTAGTAGATTATTCTTGGATCGGTTTAGTGATGCAGGGATGCTGCGTAGGTTTCCTAACCTGTGAGTACCGCCCCTTGCTAAAGGGGTAATATGGTCAATATCGTGAGGGACACCTGTCTTTTCAGTCAGTAAGTCGCGTAGAAGGTAATCAAAGCGCGTTTCAGCTCTAACAAAGTCCTTCGTGGCACCCTCAAGCAGTTCAGCTTCAGATAGTGTTGAGCGCTGTATAGCCCTGTTAAGACCATGAACTTGTGGGTTATTTGCACTATACTTCGCAACTGCCTTTCGGTGTGCCTCAAGTTTATCGGTGCCTTTGTAACGATCTTTATTAAAACAAGGCTTACACCGTGATTGCCACTTAATAGAGCCGTTAGGCTTTTTGCCACGCTTACCGAAAGCTCCACCTTCACCTAAAGACTTCACTTCTCCACACTTGCTACATTTCTTAGTACTATCCATGATCTTCTCCATTAATTGCTATTTGCAACGTTCCAACGAGTCCAGAAGTAATCTGAGTAGTCCTCGTTTAATGTTTGTTTTCTACTCATATTAAAGGTGCTGTAAGGATCTTCGAATTCTTTACAGACCTTCTTTCTAGCAGAATAGCTCATGCTTTTTGCAATCTCTGCTAACTTCTCTGGGTTGTCAATAACCTCAACAATTAAGTTTAATTTATTCATTGTAACTCCTCTTAACTAATCTTTAAAACTTTCTTCGGCACCTTCTTCGAAGCCCTCTTCATGGCCTTCTTCGTAGCCCAAATCGTAGCCTTCTTCCTGGCCATCTTCATAGCCATCTATATGACCCAAATCGTAGCCCTCTTCATGACCCAAATCGTAGCCCTCTTCATTACCCACATCGTAGCCATCTTTATGACCCATCTCGTAGCCTTCTTCATGACCTTCTGTATGACCTAAACCGTAGCCGTCATGATAGCCCTCTTCATGGCCTTTTTTACGGCCCTCCTCTTTTCCGTCAACATAGCCATGTTCTACTCCGTCTTCAACACCACTCTCATACCACTCTTCAAACTCAGTGATGCTTACATAAGTCCCTCCGCATATGGTTTTAATGATTCTTTCCT